GGTAGCTGGTGGCATCGACTACATTGGTCTCGTAGATGCGGGTGCCCGGCTTCGTTGCGGTGTACCGGATTACCTCCTGGCCGTAGAAGTTGAGCAGCAACGCGTTGACCAGCTCGATCACCAGCACATCGCGCTCGAACGCGCCCTGGTCATCGGTAAACGTCCGGGTAGTACGGGAAAGCACGGTCTTCACCCTGACGTACTGCTCCCCCGGGTCGCGGCCCGAGGCCGCCAGCGTCAGCAGGCTCAGATTGTCGTTGATGTCCGGGCTCGGTGCGTCCTTGGTGGTGTAGACCTGAATGGTCATCTGGCCGCTGAAGTGGTCACCCAGCAGGATGAACCGCGATTCGGTACCACGTGTGATGTAGCTCTCCACGCGATTCTTGGCGTCCAGGCGCACGTCGCTGTAGGAGCCGGTGGCGAACATGGTCACCGTCACTCGCGGATCGGACGGTGGGTCGATTAGCACCGCGATCGCATCTTTCAGAACATCAGGTCCCGGGGTGTCCACGTGCACGAACATCTTGCGGAGCGTGGAGCGGCCGGTGGTCCGCTCTTCATCACCGATGTCGGGGAAGAGGTTGTTCATCGCTCCATCGACAATCTCGGCCTGGACCATGCGTCCACCGCCATCAGGGTTGTCGGTGAGGCGCTGCGATTGGCGCATCTTGATATCGGTTGCAAGAATCGTCATTGGTCAGACCGTCATAAGGCGAAGGGTGATGGAGAAGTAGTCGGCATCAATGGCAGGAGTGGCGAAGCGCAGCGGCTGGGCATCCAGCGCAGACCCATCCGTGCGCAGCCACCGCACCTGGAACGTGCGCTCGCCGCCGTTGTGGGCCGGCAAGATCAGGTGCATCGGCGCTACCTGGAGCTGCTCGGTCAGGGACTGCAGCTGGCGCAGCACGTCTAGCTGGATGGGGGCGACGTATGCCTGTCCATCGCGGGTGGTCTGTAGTGTGATCGGGCGGCCTGCCTGTCGCGCAGACTCCTGGACGATCAGCGCCCCGCTCAAGCTGTGGCGAACCTGCTGCCCGACACGCCAAGCAGTGAATTCGTCCGTCCATTGCAGATCTGCCGGAAGCTCGACCCCGGCGAGGACGACCCGGCTCATCGCGGCCCCCGGATCGATACCGCGCGGCTTCGCTCAATCTTCTGCAGCACGATGGGGGCGACCAGCCCTGCGATGCGCTCGGCCTGTTGGATTTCTGCAGCAGTTGCACCAGCCACCACTTCTTTGCTGGGAGCCTTCCAGTCAATCGTGAGAACCTGCTCTTTCGTATCGCCAGCCTGGATCCGTGAAGCGTCGGCCCTGGCTTGCGCCTCAGCCTCGGCCAAGGCCGCCTTGCGGCGCTCTTCGGCTGCCTGTTTTGCCGCACGCTCCTTCTCCAATCGTTTGGCCTCGATCTGGTTTTCGAGCTGAACGATGGCGTCAAGCTCACCAGCGCCAACCAGGTCGAAGCGCTCGGCAAGCTCCTGCCGCTTTCCGGAGATCTCGTCCATGCCGTCCAGCAGCTTCTTCTGTTCCTCCGTGTACTTCGCCAGGTCCTGACGCTGTCGGTAGAGAGAATTCCAGATGTTCGCGAACTGCTGCAGGCTGTTCGGCCCGCTCATTTGACTTAGCAGTTCTCGGGTCCTGTCGGAGATTTCTCCCATGTTGAGGGAGAATCCACGGGCGGCTGAGGATGCGTTACCGAGGTTGTCGCCGGCCGCAGCGGCGCCGGCAGCTACTCGCTCCACGCCACTACCCGCCTCATCAGACGCCTGCTTGACCTCTTTCAGGGCACCCGTGACCTTCTGCGCGCCCTGCTCCACGCGCCCCATAGCCGACTCGCCCTTCGTGCCGAGTTCGCCCAATGCGTCACCCGTCTCGTAGATGGCGCCCTGCACATCCAGTTGCGACTGCACCTGGTTCCGGCGCCATGCGTCACTGTCGGCCACAGCAGCCTTGGCGGTATCGGCATACGCTCTGAACGCACGGCGCACGTCCTCGACAGACGCTTTGCCACTGGCAGCGCCCTTGCGGATGGTCTCGAACGCCTCCCAAGCCGAGTCACGCGCGGCGTTCAACGACTGCTGCGACTGGATGCCAAGACGTTGGAATTCATCGGTGAGTGGGTTCAGCCCCGCCTCGATCTCTCGAAGCCGGGCACGCAGTGCGGCGGCGGCACGGGCCGCCGAATCGAAGCCGACCCGCCCCTGCTCGCCAGCCGCTTGCAGTAGATTGCCGAGAGTGCGCGCCTCGTCCAGCGTGGCGACGTTGCCCAGCGCTGCCTTGAAGGCAGTCTCGATCTGGGCGCTGGTCGCCACTGCGTTCTCGGTGATTGCCCCGAAAGCGGCGATCGCATCACGGCCAGCCTGAGTGAAACTGACCCCAAGCTGGCCCGAGGCCACGCCCAGCTTGGTCATCGCGGCAAGCAGGGTGGTTTGCAGCACCGCCGCTACGTTCACTGCCGCCTGCGGCAGCGAGTTGAATGCCGCTTGCGTCGCACCTTGGAACCGGGCGAGCTCTTCACCCGACAGCTGCTGCAGCGTCGCGAGGAGGCCATCACGCACGTTTCGCTCGGCCGCAGCACCCTGAGTGGCAATGAAGCCCAGCGCTTCGCCTACCGAGCCGAGGCTGGCCGTATCGGCGAAGTTGAGTCCTGAGAACATCTTGCGGATCGACTCCGCAGCCAGCTTTGCGTTGCCATCAATTCCGTTGAGCTGCGCCACAACCTGCTGGGCCGCACCGCCAATTCCATTTGCGAGCGCATCAGCAGCGGTCTTCACACCAGTCCGCAGGGAGGCGAAGCCCGTGGAGACATCCAGCAGCCGCTGCGTGACCTGACCGAGCTGCTGCAGTTGCTCTGCCGTTGCGACGCCGGCCTTCTGCTGCATCAGCAGGAATCCTTCCTGCGCAGTGAGGTACTGCTCCAGGCCCGACAGCCGCTTCTCGTAGGCCTGCCGCTCGGCCTCACCGAGCTTGGCAACTTCCTCGGCCGACTTGATGACCACGTCACGGTATGCAACGAAGGACACCGCCTGCTGACGAAGTTGCAGCGCGGAGTCGCGCACCTGGCTGATATAGACCCGCTGCGCTTCACCGGCGCGCTTCAGCGCCGGGTCGTGCTGCTTCCAGATATCCTGCGCCACGGTCTTGAGGACATCCAGACCACCTATCGCCGCTTCCAATCCCAGCACGGCCACCGTGATGGGTACTACCTTCGGCATGCCCCGCAGCAACGCGCCGAACCGACCGATACCCCGACTCCCGCTTGCGACCGCTGCATTGTTGGCAATCTGCGCGTTCGTGGTCGCGATCAACGCCGCGCGCCATGCGTTCAGCTGGAGCAATGCCCCCACGATCTTGAACTGCGCATACGCAGCAGCCATCAGGCCAATCACACGAGCATGGTCCACAACCCACTGCGTCGCGCCCTTCACCGCCTCTGCCGTGGTGATGATGGCCTGGGCGGTCCGCTTGGCCCAGCGGGACAGGCTGCCATCGGCCGCCAGTCGATCCAGCGTGGTCAACAGGGTGGTGAGCTGTTCCTTGAAGTAGGTCAGCACGCCTTGGTCGGCGACTTCCTGTTTCCAGTCCTTGAAGCGATCGGTGGCCGTCTTCCACAGGCCGGCGATGGTGCCCACCTTCGCGGCGGCGGCAGCGCCGCCATAGGATTCGGCCAGCAGGTCGAGGATGATGGCCTGCGCCTTTGCCACCTGCCCGGTAGCTTCCAAGCTCTTGATCAGCGACTTCTGGCTGTCATCCAGCGTGAAGCCCTGCTTGCTCAGGCTCTCCATTGCCTTCGACGGCGTCTGCAGCGCCTTGCCAACGACCTCGGCAGACTGCTCCAGCGACATGCCCAGCCGCTGGGCCTGGTCGATGGTGATCTGCATCGCCGCCGGGAACTGCTCGCCCACGATGTTGGTGTACGACAGCAGGCGGACCTGGGCGGCGCTGATCTGCCCGTCATCGAACAGCCCACTCTGCAGCTGCTGGCGCATGGCGGCCAAGCTCTGCGCTGTGAACTCGCTGGTGCGACCCGTGGCGTGCAAGGCCGCTTCCAGCTGAGCCAGTTCCTGCTCAGCGTCGCTGCCCTCCTTCACGATGGCCTTGATGCCGTCAACCACTCGGTTCAGGCCGACGAACGCGATCGCACCAGCGGCGACTGCCTTGAGTCTGCCGAACCAGCTGACAGTGCTCTCCGTTGCGTCCGCCAGGTCGCCGCTGCCGGCGGCGGCATCAGCGGCGCGCTCCTGGTACTCGGCCAAGGACTTTGCCGCTGCTTTGCTGGTAGTGGCCTGCCTGCGGAAGGCAGCCTCTGCCTCATCGATCTGCTGCTTGCGCCGACGCCCCGCTTCAGCCTCTGCTGCGGCAGCCCGGGCCTGCTCAATGAGCGCTGCCGCGCTGCGGGTCGCCTCGATACGCAGGCGCTGCTGGTGATCGGCCAGGTTCGCGGTGTTGATGCCGAGCGAAGAAAGCTCGTCGTCGGCTTTGCCTACGGCGTCCCATTGCTCGTTCAGCGCCTTTTTCAGGCGTTCGCCCTCCTTACGTAGATCGCGCTGGGCTGCCAGCACCTCGCGGGACGGCTTCTCCATCTCCCCGATGCCGAGGCTGAGCGCCAGCGCGGCCTTCTGATTGTCATCAAACTGCCTTTCCAGCTCTGCGAGATCGGCCAGCATGCCGTCGAAGGCATCCGCTTTGGCCGCTGCCTCGTTCAGCCCAGTGAGAGAGTCGAGCAGCTTCGTCGCCTTGCCAGCGGTCTCGACCGAGACATCCCCCAGATCGCCAAACGCCGCGCGCAGTTCATCCACGCCCTCGCGGCCCTGCGTTTCGATGACGACCCGAATTGCTTCTTCCAGCCGATCAGCCATTGGAGCTTCCGTTGACGCGCCACTGGCGGCGCAGTTCAGTCAGGTAGGTGGTGTGAAAGCGCTCGATCAGCCGGCGACGGGCCTCCAAGGCGCGGCTGTTGCCATCAGCACCCGAGAGCATCTCGAACGGGCTTGGCCCTCGGAGGATGCGAACGGGGCCACGGCCGTGGCGCTTTTGCCGCGCCCTATCCCAGGTGCGCACACGGATGGCCTTTCGGCCCTTGATCGTGGCGATGAAGGCACCGTCGTACGTCTTCGATTCGCCCACGCCAATGCCCGCCGTGGCACCTCGGGATTTGCGGCCAGCCCAGCGACCGCCGAACTCGATCAGCGAGATCGGCCGCGTGCTGGCCCAGATCGAAAGGAAGTCGTCTCTGCCACGCTTACCGGTGCTGTAGCCGCGCTCGCCCGTTTCCACGCGATACTTCCCGCGCAGCGCAGAGGCGCGGATGTTGTAAGAGGCACGGACCTCCTGCGCAGTAGCCGGCCCAGCCCGGCGCTGCAGACCAATGAACGCCCGCTGCACCGACAGGTCGTACCGATTCAGCACCTCGCCAGCCAGGTCGGTCAGGCCATGCAAGCCTTTTGCCCGCCGGCCGCTGGCGTAGTACTTGAGCAGGTTGTTACTGCGATTGGACGCCACGGTGCCTTTCCTGTTTCAAACCAGGAGGGCGCCCTCCCGGCGCCCTCCCCTCGCTGGGGTCACCAGCACGCTCAGCCCGCCGACTGCGCTGCGATCTTGAAGGTGTAGAGATCGGTCTCGCCGGCCTGGAAGATGACCGGGCCGGTCAGGGTCACCTGGATCGGCTCGTCACTGAACCAGTCAACGTCACCATCGACGGTCAGGTCGACGTTGGGAATGGTCAGCAGGCCTTCGTCGCCACTGATGCGGTCCTGCATGTCGCCCAGGATCTGGAACGACTTGCTCGGGGTGGTGCCGCCGCTGATTGCGGTTTCCAGGTAGGCATCGAAGTTG